AACGATTAAGGTCAAAACTTTCACAACCTTCATTATTACCATTAATAATAATCTCATCTTTGTAAATACCTACATTAAAATTATTACCAATGTTTTTTAGGTATTCTGCTTCATTCTTAACAGCACACCATTCATCTACGGTAAAGTCCGTAGGTTGTTTCCAATAGTTAGTATATCCCATTTATCCTCCTAGTTTGATTTATTGATTAATACTATTTTTTTAATACCTATCCCATTCTTATACGGGATGACCTTATAAGGCGTAGGGCTGTTAAGCCCTGCCTCAATCGCTTGTTTAATGTATTCTGCCCAATTCATATTCCTCCTAGTTTAATTGCGGTAGATAAGACCAAAATTTAATCCCTGCTACTGCTGTTAATGATAGACCAAGCCACACGCTTAAATGTATGGCTATAATTATTCCTAAAAACATAAGCGCAAAACAAAGCGCAAACGCTATTGCTGTCAATATAGGGTGCATTATTCATCCCCCCATAATCTAACGATTACAAGGGAACAAATTAGAGCCAATAAAAAATACTCCATTACCACTCCTTCCTAGTTTCTGGTTTAAGATGAATAACATTACCCACGATTACACCATCAAATAATTGATTATAAAGTTTAGTAGCTTGCTCATTGATAGGCTTACGTTTTAATTTACCTTCCTCATCAACTAACAAACATCCTAAATCTTCAAGATCAACTAATTCAACATAACCGCCAACAGCTTTTTGAGCCTCCTCAAGTGAAGGCTCATAATCATAGACGGTCATAGTAGGTTTATTAGTTTTTATAACGCTTACTGTTTCCATGTTTTCTCCTTTAGTTTTAATTAACATAAGTTAATAATTTAATCATTTAATAAAACCCGTCAACCCATAAAATAACAATTTGCATAAAAAAAAACTTTAGTTTATAATGTTGCAAATATGTCACAAAACCTCACAGACAAACAAAAAATGTTCGTTGAATACTTTAGCCAGACGGGCAACGCTACCCAATCAGCGATCAAGGCGGGATACTCTGAAAAGACTGCTGAACAGCAAGGCTACGAACTTAAAAACAAGCTACAAAACCAGATAGAGAACGCTACCAAGAAACTGCTCGGGTCTGCTGTACCAATGGCGGTGGATAAACTTAAAAAGCTGATTGAGAACGATAAGACTACTCCAAGTGTTCAACTAGGTGCAATCAACTCATTGCTAGATAGAACGGGCTACCAGACTACAACCAAGTTTGAAGATATAACGGGTAAGAAAACAGACGAGGAACTTAAGGCCGAACTAGATCACTTACTTACTAACATGAAGATCGTTAAACTTACTGATCCAAGTGATGGTGGGTCTAGCTTAAACTAGGTCATTACTCCTCCATATCTGCTCATAGACAAGCATAACACCTAAAGGACAGTAGAAGGCTTATCACTCTGATTACCTGCGTAAAAGGGCTGGATGAAGGATGTCCGCACACACACACACGCCTTCCCCTGCTATGCCTCAAGCGGTGCGGTCTGGTGAATATTACCCCTGCTTTGTTCTATTCCTCTCCTACATACACACACAGACAAGGGCTTCGTTATGTGGATGGATGCCCGTGATTTGACCCCCCACCCCCCAAGAAGCGATTTGTGTCATTAATCAATGGATAACTCTGCAAACTCATGGGTAATTATTAAATATTAACCTATGTTAATAGCTTGCATATGTGTTTTTTTTAAACTATATGGCTTATATGGCACGTAAATTTTTACAGATAAAAAAACCACAAACTTTATTGCATTTTCAGAATAGTAAATATATTTATAGGTATGTTCTTGTTGATAGAGTTCCTTATACTGCTACACAACATCATGGATTTGACGATAAAACGCATATGACAACCGAAGAAATTTTTGAATTAGCAACACCACGTAAAATACGTAGAAAATATATTATAAAAAATGACAAGTGACGACCTAGAACAAGCTGTTAAGATAGCCAAAGAATTAGAGCAAAGAAAAGCTACTAATCGTATGAGTGAATATAAACCATACAAATACCAAATGAAATTCCATAATGCAAAAGCGCAACAAAGATTGCTTATGGCTGGAAATAGGATCGGTAAGTCTTTTAGTGGGGCTATGGAAATGGCGTACCATGTGACGGGTCTATACCCAACATGGTGGGAAGGTAAACGGTTTAACAGACCAATTCGTGCTTGGGCTGGGGGAGTTTCTAATGAAACCACTAGGGATGTTTGCCAAAAAGAACTTATCGGTCAACCAGACGACCCTGCGGCAAAAGGTACAGGATCAATACCTTTAAAATATATTGTAGAAACTGTTAGAAAAGCAGGTGTACCTAACGCTTTAAACTCCGTTATTGTAAAACACGTATCTGGTGGTAACTCCAGAATAGGTTTTAAATCATATGATATGGGTAAAGAAAAATGGATGGGTGAAAGTGTTGATGTGATCTGGCTAGATGAAGAACCACCTACTCCAATCTATACACAATCACTAACACGAACAGCCGATAAAGGTGGTGTGGTATATATGACATTTACACCAGAAAGCGGTATGACAGAAACCGTTGCACAATTTGTAAACAACTTAAGAAAAGGACAAGCATTAATAACAGCAGGATGGGATGACGCACCTCATATGACAAAAGAGGTTAGAGAACAAATTTTAGCCGCATTACCGCCACACGAAAGAAAAATGAGAGAACGTGGAATACCACAATTAGGTTCTGGTTTAGTATTTCCAATAGCAGAAGAAGATGTAATATGTGATGAAATTGTATTACCAGATCATTGGCCAAAAATTTGTGGGCTGGATTTTGGATGGGATCACCCAACAGCCGCAGTATGGGTTGCTTGGGATAGAGATACAGATACAGCTTATGTTTATGATTGTTATGCTATGAGGCAAGAAGCAGTACCTATTCATGCATCTGCTATAAAAATGAGAGGAAAACATATACCTGTTATTTGGCCTATGGATGGCAGACAAGCTGATAAAGGTTCTGGTAAAAGTTTAACACAACAGTACAAAGAAGAAGGTGTTAATATGAGCAGAGAACATTTTAGTAATCCACCTCAAAACGGACAAAAAGATGGTTCTGGAGGAAACTCCGTAGAAGCAGGTGTTCAAGAATTATACACTAGATTTAAAACACAAAGGTTGAAAATATTTAAAAATCAGAGTAAACTGCTAGAAGAATTGCGTATGTATCATAGAAAAGATGGTAAGATTGTACCAGCTAATGATGACGTAATATCTGCAATGAGATATGCAGTTATGTCGTTAAGAAAAGCTAGAACAAAATCATATGAAAGATTACAAGTGCAATCAGATTATGAGTTTAATATATTTAACTAACAAAGGATAACAATGGGATTTGTAAGAAGAATAATACAGACAATTACACAAACAGTAAATCCACCCGCAGTACAAGTACAAGCACCTGCACAAACTGCACCTGCACAAACTGCACCAGTAACAGATGTTGCGGCACAAAAAAAAGCGGCATTAGGTTCTGGTTATGGAACATCTGGACAAACTGTATTATCTAGTGGTGATACAGAAGAAGCAAATGTTTCTAAAACTATTTTAGGTCAAGGCAAAAAGAAAAAAATTAAAGCATAATTTATGGTTGAAGTCGTAACAGACGACAAATGGAGAAAACCAATTGGTGATTATCTAAAAAAAAATTGTCATATATCTGCTGATATAAAAGATGAATTTTCCTATATTGGTTTTGTTGAAAATGAAAAAATATTAGGTGGATTTTTATTTACTGATTATGATGGTCATAATATCTATGTTCATTTAGCTATAGAAAGTCCTAGATTATTTACCAGAAAACATATAAGATACGTTTTTGACTACGGTTTTAAACAAATCGGCTGTGGTCGTATGACAGCAGTTTGTAGAAATGGATACGAACGTAATGAACGTATTTTATCTGGAACAGGTTGGAAAAAAGAAGGCGTAGTTAGACAAGTTATGAAAATAGATAATAATTTTGTTGATGCGGCTATATACGGTATGTTAAAAGAAGAATGTAAATGGATTTAGGAGAATAATTATGGGCGGAAAAGCACAACCACAAATGCCACCACCAGTAGATCAATCGGTCTATGATAAAACTGCGGAAGCAGATGCAAAACTTGCGGCTGAAAAAGAAAAAATGTTAGGTACAAAAAAAAAGGGAATGTACGGAACAATTTTAACTTCTGGTACAGGTGATGAAACAGAAGCGGAAACAAGTAAAACAGTATTAGGAGGAGGAGTATAATGTCATTAGTAAAAAATATTAATGCTAGAAAAAAAGCTGGCACTTCAAGACCAAAAAGTAAATCAACAGTATCTCCAAAAGCATACAAAGCAATGAAGTCTGGTTGGAAGAATACAAAAAAAAGTTAGTATGGCATCTTTTGAATATGTAAAAAAACGTCTAGGCTCTATGGAAGAAGATAGAGGAACTTGGGAAACTCATTGGCAAGAAATTCTTGACTATGTTATGCCAAGAAAAGCAGACGTTATAACTTTAAGAACTCGTGGTGAAAAAAGAACAGAAGTTTTATATGACAGTACAGCTATTACTGCTAACAATTTATTAGCGGCATCATTACAAGGTACACTTACATCTCCATCATTAGCATGGTTCTCAATTAAATTAAGAGATGAAAATCTAAATCAAAATAGAGAAGTTGCTTTATGGTTAGAAGATACTGCAAAAAGAATGTATGACACTTTTAACGAAACAAATTTTAATACAGAAGTACATGAATTATATCTTGATCTATGCTCAATAGGTACAGGTGCAATTTTTGTTGAAGAAGGTAAAAAAGGTTTTGATACAGACGGTATTCATTTTAATTGTTTACATATTGCAGAATATTATATTCAAGAAAATATAAATGGAAAAGTAGATACACTTTATAGAAAATATAAATTAACAGCTAGACAAGCTGTTCAAGAATTTGGTGAAGAAAATTTAGGTGAAAAAATTTTAAAAGCGGCAAGAGAAAAACCAGAAAAAAATTTTACATTTATTCATGCTGTAGAACCAACAGAAGATTACGAAAGAGCAACAGGAAAATCTGCAACTAAATTACCATTCCATTCATGTCATGTTTGTGAGGAAGATAAAATGGTTGTTAGAACAGGTGGTTATAATGAATTCCCATATTTAGTACCACGTTGGTCAAAAGCAACTGGTGAAATTTTTGGAAGATCACCATCATTTAATGCATTACCAGATATTAAAACTTTAAACAAAGCAGTTGAAATTGGATTAAAAGCATGGGCTAAAGCAATTGACCCACCACTACTTGTTCAAGATGATGGAGTAATTGGTAGAGTTAGAATGACACCTGCTGGAATTACAGTTGTTAGAAATGACGGTGCTGTTAAACCATTACAAATTGGTTCTAATTGGCAAATAACTGACATGAAAGAAAATCAATTAAGAACTGCTATTAGACAAGCATTTTATTCAGACCAATTACAATTACAAGAAGGCCCACAAATGACAGCAACAGAAGTTCAAGTTAGATATGAACTTATGCAAAGATTACTTGGGCCAACATTAGGTCGTTTCCAAACTGAATTTTTAAATCCATTAATTGAAAGAGTATTTGGAATTATGTTTAGAGCAGGTGCTTTAATGCCTGCACCAGATGTTATTCAAGACACTACAATTGATGTAGAATATGTTGGGCCATTAGCTAGATCACAAAGAATGGAAGAAGCAGTTGCTATAGAAAGATTATATACTTTAGCAATGAATATTGCACAAGTTGATCCTGCTATTATGGATAATATAGATCACGATAACGCAATTAGAATGAGAGCAAAATTACTTGGTGTACCTAAAACTGTTTTAAGAGGTAAAGATCAAGTTGATGAAATGAGAGCCGCACAAGCAGAAGCACAACAACAAGCGGCAATGGCACAACAAGCACAACAAGAAGCACAAGTAGCTAACACACAAGCTGACGCAACTAAAAAATTAGCAGACCCTAATGTACAATCCGCTATGGGAGATATGGCAGATGATATGGGTATGTCTGATATGATGGGATAATATGGCAGATCAAGATACTGATCTAAAACAATTAAAACAACAATACAAAATTACATTTTCATCTAAAGAAGGTGAAAAGGTATTAGCAGATTTAACGTCTGCTTATTATCATAGAAGTTCATTTAAAGAGAACCCCTATGAAACAGCCTTTCGTGAAGGACAACGATCGGTATTAATCAGAATAATCAATCTAATAAAGGAGAATAAAAATGTCTGATGAACAAACGACCACTAATGACAATCCAGCAGTAGAAACTCAAATAGCTGATGCAGTACAAGGCACAGTTAATACAGTTCTTGGATCAGAAAGTGATAATCAAAATGATTGGAGATCAACACTTTCAGAAGATTTAAAAAATGATCCAACTTTATCAAACTTTAAAGATGTAGAAAGTCTTGCTAAAACTGTAGTACATCAACAAAAAGTATTAGGTAGCAGAATACCATTACCTAAAACTGATGAAGAACGTAACGAACTTTATAATAAATTAGGCAGACCAGAAGATGCTAGTAAATATGAAGTTAATATTCCAAATGAAATGGCAGAATTTATGCCTAAAGAAGATATTGAACAATTTAAAAATGTTGCTCATAAAATTGGATTAAATAACGAACAAGTAAATGCATTAATGGAATTTCAAGTTAGTGCAACTAAATCTAGTTTAGATAATCAAGGCGCAATTCTTAATCAAGAAAAAGAAAAATCAACAGAAGTTCTTAAAAAAGAATGGGGTTATGATTATGATAAAAATGTAAGGGCGGCACAAAGAGCATTAAATGTTTATGGTGATGCAGAATTACAACAACTTTTATCTGAAACATCTGCTGGAAATAATCCTGCTGTAGTAAAATTTTTAGCAACTATTGGTAAAGAAGTAACAGAAGATATGGCTCAAAATACTACTAATAATAGATTAGCTACATCTCCGTTAGATGCTAAAGAAGAAATTAATAATGTTATGGCTGATACAAGTCATGCTTATTTTAATCCATCACACCCAAACCATGAAATTGCTGTAGAAAAAATGCGACAATTACATGAAAAAGTGTATGGTAAATAAGTCACAAGTGTGATATTATTACAACAATATATTTGCCCGCAAGGACAACAAATGTATAAGTCATGTTGACTATAAAACCGTAGTGATTGTATCGTTATTACAATAAGGTTTCCCAGAAATGGATAAAGACCGATTAATTGGAATATGGTTTAATACATTTGTATTATGCTCTCTATTCTTAACTTTTAAATAAGGACTAAATAACATGAGTACACAAATAACAACAGCTTTTGTAGAACAATACAAAAGTAATGTGTTTCATCTTGCACAACAAAAAGGTTCAAGGTTAAGAGGTGCGGTTAAATCTGAAACGGTAACTGGTACATCTCATTACTTTGAAAGAATTGGTGCAACTGCGGCACAAGTAAGAACAACAAGACATTCTAACACACCTCAAATTGACACGCCTCACTCAAGAAGAAAAGTGACGCTTGCTGATTACGATTGGGCAGATTTAATTGACCAAGAGGATAAAGTAAGAATGTTGATTTCACCTCAATCTGAATATGCGAAAGCTGGTGCTTACGCTATGGGTAGAGCAATGGATGACGCAATTATTGCGGCCGCTTCTGGCAATGCATTTGGTGGAGTAGCTGGTGCTACTTCTGTTGCATTACCTGCTGGTCAAAAAATTGCAGTAGGCACTACTTCTCTAACAGTTGCAAAACTTATTGCGGCTAAAGAGATTTTAGATGCTTCTGACGTTGATCCAGATGAAACTAAATACTTGGTTTGTTCAGCTAAAGAGATTACTTCTCTATTAGGTGATGACAAAGTAACTTCTGCTGATTACAATTCAGTAAAAGCACTTGTTGCAGGCCAAATTGATAGTTTCATGGGCTTTAACTTCATCAGAACTGAAAGAATTGCGGCTTCTGGCGGAGATAATCTAGCACTTGCGTTCACTCAATCAGCTATTGGTCTTGCTCTTGGAAAAGACATTGCTACTAGAATATCTGAAAGAGATGACAAGAACTACGCAACTCAAGTATTCCTATCTATGACGATTGGTGCTACTAGAGTTGAAGATGAAAAAGTTGTAGAAATCGCTTGTAACGTATAATATACTTATACTTACAATTTTTTACAAAGTGGGGCGTTGAAATATACGCCCCATACAATATTTAAAAAGGATTTATGGCTACAGAAGTTTCAATTTGTTCAAACGCATTAAGAAGATTAGGAGATGATCCTATTACATCTCTTACAGATGATACTGAAAGAGCAAGACTTTGTAATTCATTTTATCCAGATGCAAGAGATGCAGTATTAAGATTACACACTTGGAACTTTGCAGTTACAAGAGCATCATTAGCACAATTAGCAACAGCACCCGCTTATGGGTTTGCATATCAATATTCACTTCCTTCTGATTGTTTAAGAGTATTACAAATGGAAGAACCTCATTTTATTTTTAAAGTAGAAAACGTAGCTACTCACGGTAGAGTATTATTAACAGATGAAGGTACTGCAAACATTATGTATGTTGCAAGAGTTACTAATACTACTTTAATGGATAGTATGTTTGTTGATACACTTACTGCAAAATTAGCTACAGATTTAGCTTATCCTGTTACAAATTCTGTTCAATTACAAACTCAAATGCAGAAACTCTATGAATATAAACTTTCGGAAGCCCGTAGTGTTGATGGACAAGAAGGATTTATTGATGATCTTGTTTCTGATACATTTACAACTTTCCGAAGATAATGGCTAGAGTACATCCTTTTCAAACTAACTTTACTGCTGGTGAATTAACACCAAAACTTGCAGGCCAAATTGATTTTAAAAAATACAATAATGGCGTTGAGATAATGGAAAACATGACAGTATTTCCACAAGGCGGTGCATCAAGAAGATATGGTACTAGATATGTAGCACCAGTTAAAGATAGTTCTAAAGTAACTAGATTAATTCCTTTTGAATTTAATGTTGAGCAATCATATGTATTAGAATTTGGAGATCAATATATTAGATTTTATAAAGATGATGGTCAAATAACTTCTGGTGGTTCTCCATATGAAATATCTACAAATATTACAGAAGATAAATTATTTGAAATACAATTTACACAATCAGCAGACGTTATGTATATTGTACATGAAAGTTTACCTCCACAAAAATTATCAAGATTAGGTCATACTAATTGGACATTATCAACAGTACAATTTGAAAATGGCCCGTTTTTAGATAAAAATACAGGATCAATAACTTTTACTTCATCTCAACATACTGTTGGAACAGGAAGAACTTTAACTGCATCTGGTTCTGGTTTTGGTAAAGATAATAATGGTTTTCATTCAACTGATGTTGGAAGAAGTATTTTAATGAAAGATGGTGATGGTGTTATTACAGGATATACTTCTGCAACAGTTGTTACTTGGGAAGTAAAAAAAGATTTAGGTGCATCAACAGCTACAACAGAATGGGCATTAGGTGCTTGGTCTGAACACACAGGATATCCTAAAACAGTTTCATTTTTTGAACAAAGATTAGTATTTGGTGGTAGTACATATTATCCACAAACTATATGGGCATCTGAAAGTGGTTTTTATGAAAAATTTGATACAGGTGCAGGTGATCCTGCAGATGCATTTATTTATACTATTGCCGCTAACAAAGTAAACACTATAAGATGGTTAGCACCCGCTAGAGATTTAATTGTAGGTACTGCTGGTGGTGAATTTAAAGTTGGAAAACCTGCTGGTGAGCCTTTACAACCCGATAACGTACAGATTACACAACAAACTACTTATGGTGGTTATACAACACAACCTATTCAAATTGGTAACGCTGTATTATTTTTACAAAGACAAAGAAAAAAGATTAGAGAATTTTCTTACAGATTTGAAGATGATGCATATCTTGCACCAGACATGACATTGCTTGCTGAACATATTACAGGTAATGGAATTATTGATGTTGATTATGCACAAGAACCAGAAAGTATTTATTGGGCAGTAAGAGAAGATGGTACTTTATTAGGTATGACTTACCAAAGAGAAGAAGATGTTATTGCTTGGCATAGACATATTATTGGTGGTTCATTTAAACAAACTTTTAATGCGGCAACTGATGTTACACCTAAAACAACTGATCCTCTTTTTAATGGTTTTATTACAATATCTGGTCATGGTTTTGTTACAGGTGATAAAGTTTTATATAGCGCAAACGGTGGAACTAAAATTGGTGGCTTACAAGATAATACTTATTATTATGTTATAGCAAAAGACGCTAACAATATTGAATTTGCAGAAACATACCAACAAGCAAAAGATAGAACTGTAATACAAATATCTGCTGGTGTTGGTACACAAAATATACAATCACAAGCTAAAGTTAAATCTATTTGTACTATTTCAGAAGAATTAGAAAATCAAACATGGATTATTGTTGAAAGAAAAGTAAACGGTAGCATAGTAAAATATGTTGAATATTTAGATAAAAATGTAAATATGGATAGTTGTTTATCTACAACTGTAAATGCTAGTAGTACAACAATAACAGGATTAAATCATTTAGAAGGTGAAAGTGTACAAATACTTATTGGTGACGCTGTATATCCAAATCAAATAGTTACAAGTGGAGAAATATCTGTTAGTCTATCACCAAATACAGGTTATAAATCTTTAGAAGTTGGTCTTGGTTTTGTATCTCAACTTAAGACTATGAGAGTAGAAGCTGGCGCATCTGCTGGTACTGCACAAGGTAGAAAAAAGAGATATAATGAAGTTATGGTAAGATTACATAAAACAGTAGGAATTAATATAAATGGAGATCAATTACCATTTAGAACATCATCCACTCCAATGGGTCAAAATATTAAAGAATTTACTGGAGATAAAAGAGTAATTAATCTAGGATGGGATCGTGACGGACAAATAATTATAAAACAAGAACAACCATTACCTATGACAATTTTAGGAATAACAGGAACATTAGTAACAAGTGATTAAGGAGATTAAATAATATGGCATGGCAAGTATTGGCCGCAATGGCCGCAAGTACAGCAGTTACGTTGATGGGTCAACGTCAACAAATGAAAACTATGAAAGCAAATGCGGCTTGGCAAAATTATGAAAATGAACTTTCATTTCAATATGAAAAACAAAAGACATTAAAAGCACAAGCTAAATTAATGAGCAAACAAAGAGCCGCTATAGGCGCATCTGGCGCACAATTTACTGGTTCACCATTAATTGCATCTAATGCAGATTTTGAAGAATTTGAAAGTGATTTATGGTATATGGAAAAAAGATTTTTTGTTCAAAGTGCGGCAAGAGATGCTGAACTAACAGGATTACTTACAGCCCAAAAATATAAAATGGGTCAAACATTATTGTCTGGCGCAAGTAGTGGTGTAAATTATAAATATGGAAATAAAGCCGCAAATACTACAGGAACTTAATAATGATTTATTTAATTAAAGTTTGGGATGGTATGGAAAAAATATTTGAAGGTTATTCAAGAACTGATCCTACTGTTAATAAAGAATTTAATGCATGGACAGATAAAACAGATGAACAAGGAACAGCAACAAAGGTAAATTTTACACCTGCTAGATATAGGATTACATATGAAACTGCCTAGATATACAAGTCAAAATTCATCTGGTGTTGTTTCTAGTAATAGATCATTAACAACTGGTACTCAAACTGGTAGTGCTATTGCTGATATAGGTGCATTAGCTTTAAATAAAGTTGCTGAATATGGTGTAATGAAAAATAACCATGAAGCAAAATTAAGAAGATTAGATATTAATACTAATAAATCTTTATCAGACAGTATGATGTTTGGTAAAGTTTCTGAATTTGAAAATAGTTTAGAAACTAGAGAAGATTTTTTAACTCCAGAAAATTGGTTATTAGATTTTGATAAGCAATCAAAAGGATGGGAAAAAGAATTTAAAGAAGGTTTAGATGAGCAAACTTGGAAAGAATATCAACCTTTATATTATCAAAAGTTTTTTGAAAGTAAAAACAAAGTTGTTAAAGCAGTAAATAATCAAAAGTTAAAAAATGCAGGTCATGCTTTTAATGAATCAGTTAATACATTTCAAAAATCAGTAGAAAATTCTACATCTTTAAATGAAATAGAAGCACAATATGAATTATTTACTGAAATACATTTAAAAGACAATGTTAAAACTAATCTATTTGATGCAGATAAATTTAACGCAGTTAAAGATGAGGCTAAACAATTTACAAATTTAAAATACACAATGTTTCAAGCAACAGAAGGTTTAAATATTTTATCACCTAATGGTAGTAAAGAAGTAGATTGGAATAATGTTGTATCAAGATTAAAAAATAAAGAATTTAAAATGTTAGATATTGATGGTAATGAACTTACTGTAGATGATGATTTAAGACAAACTTTAATTAAAGATGCTAATGAAAAATTTACTACTCAAAATTCTTTACACACAAAACAAAAAGAAGAAAAGAATAAAACTATCAAATTAGATTTTACCAATAGAATAATTGGTATGGAAACTGGATCAGAAGAAGGTAAAGAAGGTGCTAAAAATTTTATGGCTGATTTAGAAAAATCAGATTTAGAACCTACAACAAAATTAAGTTTAAGAACTGCATACAATGCATCTCTTAATAATATGAAAAATGGTAAAAATAGTTGGAACTCTGTACAAGGACAACAAGCATTATCTTTAACTACTTATTTAGTTGCATCTGGTGCAATGGACACAGAAGAAGAAAGAGATGTCATTTTTGATATGATGGCTAAAGGTTTATTAGAACCTAAAACTGCATTAAGTTTATATAATGAAAGTATTAAACTAACTAAAAATAGAAACGTATATAAAAAAGATTTAACTACAAGAGCAACTTCTATGCTTATGAAAGAAATAGGTGCTGGAGAAGGTGTAATGAGTTTATTAAATAATTTATCAAATATTCCACCTGCGGAAAGAACAGTAGCTTTAACTGCGGCATTAGATAGTGGAAGAATGACACAAGAAGCATATAACGCTATGAATAATATGTTTAGCTTACTTGCTCAAGGTGAAAGAAAAGGATTTACATACGAAAATATGTTAGTCAATCAAAGACATCCAAACTACATTTTAAATGATTTAATTTCATCTTATAAAGGTTCTATGGATGACGCTAGATTAAAAGAATTACAAACTAAAATTGATGGTCTTGTAGGTACAACAGAAACAGATAAAACTTTCTATATTATGCCTACAGAATACTTTACAAAGAAAACACCTTCAAATGCTAATATGATTATGCCACAAAGACTTGAGGGAGAAGGTGTATTAGAATATGTTAAACGTGCTAAAAAATTAATTAAAAGAAATGATAACTTACCGAGTGTTATAACAGGTCAAACTATAGAAACATTAGACATATCAGACTTGTTTATAGTACCAGATTTTGAATAAATATGAAAATAACAGCTTTACAATTATCACAAGCTGGTTTTGATAACGATACAATTAAATCGTATGTTGATAACCAAGTTCCTTTATTAGAAAAAGCAGGTTTTAGTAAAAACGAAATATATAAATCTTACGGTATTACACAAGTACAAAATACCCCATTACATGATTTTCACATGATGGAAGATACTACTGCTATTACAGATAATAGTATGACTATAGGTCAAAAATCTAGTTTAATGAAAACTCAAGACCAAGAAAATGCAAACACTATTAACAGTAGCAAAACAAGTGATGCAAAATACAATCTTAAAAACACTACATTTGATTTACTTAAAAACGAAGATCAAGCTAAAATTGTAGAAAAAATTGGTGAAGCATACAAATTATTTAAAGAAGATGATGAAGGTAGAATTGGTTTTATAGATAATTGGATGGAAAATTACTATCCAAATATTGCCTATGAAAAGAAAAACTTTATGAATAATCCAGAATTAAGTTTAGCTGAAAGTGCTTTAAATGATGAGCAAGTTAAAATGATAGATGGTCTAACAGCTAAAGATAAAATATCTGGTAATTTAGGTTTTATTGAAGAAGAAGGTAGGTATGTATTTGACCAAAATTTTGTAGAAGCTGAAAAAGAAAGAAAATTTAATGAAAAAATAAATGTATTACATACAGCATTTTCTACAGGTCAAAACACTTTATCATTATTAGAATATACTAAACAAAATTATGGATTTAATGATATGCAAAATATGTATCTTAATGAATTCATGTCATTTGTTTCAGCATTAGAAAGTGATAATAAAAATATTTATAATGCAGATGGTAGTGCGGCTGGTTTATTTCAATTTAGAAAGTCTGGTTTTAGAACTGCAATAAATAGATTTAATAACATTATGACTAGAATGAACCCTAATTATGAATTACCTAATTGGGTTCAAGATGCATTAGTACACCAAGACCCTACAAGATTATCACCAGATGAACAAAAAGCATTAGCATTAGCTAACTTTTTAGAAATGCCCGCAAGCACAAAGTTTAATCGTGCAGGTTCAGATGCTTTATTAAAAGCAATTGCAGACGGTGATGTTGATGCAATGAAAGAATTATACATAAAATATCATCATGCTGATTATGAAAAAGTACCAGATATAGAAGCAGGAGATGGTCAAGAATATAGACTTGTAGATAATGAAGCATTAAGAGATAGAACGGATAAATATTTTTCTAAATGGGGTACTGATAATTATGAATATCAAACAGCGCAATTAGCTTATTGGGGTAATGATAATATAGTTACTAAAGCATTAGAAAAATTACCTGCTAATGCAGGAGATAAATTATTAAATGCTTTTGGTGGTAAAGGTTATTACAACGTATTTACAAATGGATATGAACAATCTGTAAATGGTGTAATGGATAGATATTATCAAGTATTTATTGATGATCCTAATGCTGATCCATATGAAGCAATACAAAAAGTATTTATGTATCAAGAACAAAGATTTGATAAAGATATTATTTCTGCGGCTACAACATTAGTTAATGATTTACCTTATATGGTAACAGGTTGTTTTGCGGCCGCAGGTACAGCAATAGTTGGTAGTTTAGGTACATCTGCACCTGCTACACCTGTTATATGTGGTGCTGGTGGTTTTGCATTACCAGAAGTTATGAGATCATCATATATGAGAGCAATAGAAGATAATTATGTAGGATCATTTTCAGAATTTTTAAGTCATTATATGGATAAAAAAACAGCAGTAGTTGCAGGTAAATCAGCAGTTATTGGTGGTGCTACATTTGGTGTTGGTGCAAAAGTAAAAGCAGTTACAGGAAGTACAACAGCTAGACTTGCATCAGAAATAGCTGTTATGACTACTCTAGGGGCGGCTATGGAAGGCCACGTACCTACTTTAAAAGACTTTGCTCATGCTACTGTCTTGGTTTTTGGAGTACATGGATCAATAAGAGGTATGAGTGTATTTAAAGATATTTATTCACAATATTCAAGACATCCTAGAGATGTTATTAAAGATATGGAAAGTGATGTTAGTATAAGAGTTGCAATAGAAAACGGTGAAATACCATCTGTTTATAAACAAGGTTCAGAAACAGTTATTAAAGGATTAGAAAAACAAGCTGATATTAAATTATTACCACCACCAAAATTTAAAAACAATGAAACTGTAAACATATCTACATCTTCAACAGAAGTTGCTAAAGTTAAAGGTAAAGAAACAATAGGATCAGAAAGTGTAATTATTGTTGAAAAACCAAATGGTGCAACAATTCCTGTATTAGAAAGTCAAGTTAGAAAAGCACCTACTAAACCAGTAGAGGTAATAATAGAAGGTGATAAAATATTTATTAATCTTAAAAAAGATAATTCATTTAAAGAAAGAAAAGAAAACGGTGAATTTGCGGCAGATATAGTTGAGTTAGTAAAAGATGCAGAAGGTGTATTTAGAGAAACTAATTTTAAATCTACACCACAAGCAGTTGTAAGAGAAACTGGATCATCTACTAAAGTAGTTACATTAGATGGTAAAACTATTGCTAATGAAAGTATTACAATTCAAAGTAAATTCTATCCAGAACTAACTAAACTGTTTAATAAAAACCAAACTAAAAAAACAGAATACAAAAATGCTAAAGATTTTATCAATAATGAAAGAGGTCAAATATCAAGCAGAAACAAAAAAGCAGAAATACTATTTGCATTAGAAGCAGGTGGTAAATCTAAATTTCCAGTTGACACTTTAATTGTTAGAGTTGGTAATGAAAATGTAGCAATCAATAGATCAGCTTATGAACAACTAATTAAATTTACAGAAAATGGACAAGTAAAAACTGCTCAAGTTATGGGTGCAGGTAAAGATAGCCCTATACTATTTTTACATCCAGAAACTAATAAAATTTTAGCTACAATTAAACCAGAGAAAATACAAAATGGTGAGATTAATGCACAAGCAACTAATTATTTTGAAAATTTTAAAGAAAAAGAAGGTACATTTTACGATAGAGTAAACAGTAGTAGAGATGGTGATAACTGGGGAATACCTAATGATATATTTACACAAACAAAAGGTTTGCCAGCAGATTACTCTACTAATGCGGCCGCATGGAAAGGATTATTTAACTCATCAAGAGGTTTAGATTTAATTGATCTTGTAGAACTATACAAAGTATTTGTTAAAAAATCACCAGAAGTAAGAAACTTACCAGAAGGTTTAAATGGTTATTTCCAATTTAAAGGAAAGAAATCACCTAGAATAGTTATTAACGAAGCATTACAAAAAAACCCAGAACAATTTATGATGACGTTTGCGCATGAATTGGGTCATTTAATTGATTATTTACCTAACGGTACTTTAAGTAGAGGTAACATATTAGGTTCAATAGCTACATTAAAAGGCTATATGAATAAATGGATTGACGGTAAAAATGAAGGCGCAAAACCATTTAGTGCAAAAGAAATAGAGGCAATGAAAAAAGCCGCTATAAAAGAAGCTAAAGAAAAACAAAAAGAAGTTAAAGTAGATTTAGAAAAATTAGAAATTACACCAGAAACAGTATTACAAATATTTAGAGATGCTGGTGCTAGAGAAAAAATTAATCCAGATTTTTATAATGCATTTGTTAAGTTAGATGGTGCTGTTAAAAAATTAGTAGTTAGAGATGCATTAAAAGGATTAATGTCAAATCATCTAAAAGCTATTGCAGATAAAATTAATGGTAAACCTAGTGATAGTAGATTAACTAATGAAGCATACAAAATCTTTGCTAAAAACTTTGAAAGAGGTTTAAAAGAAAGAAACCTAGTAAACAAAGAATGGATTACAAGTGAATTAAAAAGTCTATCAGCTAAATGGAAACCATTTGATAGAAGTGCTAGAGCAGATTACACAGCATATAGAGATGGCCCAAGAGAACTAATGGCTGATTTTATGATGGCGTTTATGTTAAGACCACAATGGGTTAAAAACAATGCACCTAGAACTTGGGAAATGTGGATGCATTATATGCACGCTAGACCAGAAGTTAAAGCAAACTGGGAAAGAATACAAATAGATTTAAAATCTGGATCAGACAAAAGATTAGGTAAAGTAGTTTCAGACATAAGTAATATGTTTAGAGAAACTAATGACTTAATGATTGAAAGAATAGAAAAAGATTACACACCTTCTAAAGCAGATATTTTAGGTACAGAAGCAATAGATAACTTTTATTGGATATACAGAAGATTTAAAGGAACTGGTAATGAAAGATGGCATAGTCCATTAGCAAAAGAATTAAATTGGTCTATTGAAAACTATAGATACCGTCATGCTAAATTAAAAAGATATACAGAAGATATGATTAACAAAGTTGTTAAGCCAGCAGAAGAATTGGGATACAACTCAATTGATCTTGGTACTGCATTATTTTTAAGAAACATAGCTGAAAGTTCTCAAAGAAATAAATTAGTAAATGCATTAGGTATTATGAAAGTTAATCCAGAATTAGCTAAAAAATTAGGTGATAGAACTGCTAAAGAAGTTTATGACTATTATGCAAAAATGCATCCAGATTTAATAAATCTAACAAATGAATTTTACAAAGTTAGACAGGAAATGGTTATTCCAGAATTAAAAGAAAGTGGAATGTATAGTGCAGAATTAATAGCTAAATTAGAAAACAATAAAGAATACGTAACTTTCAATGTAAGAAAATACTTACTTGAACGTATAGAAAAATATGGGCCAAACTCAAGTGCTACAAGATTTTTAAAAGGTTCTAAAGGTTCGTTTGATGACATTATGAATGTATTTAATGCAACACTTGAAAAAGATATGTTGTTATTAGTTGAAGCTAAAAGACATAGAACAATGGCATTAACTATTAAATGGTTAAAAGAAAACAAACATTGGATGGAACGATATGGTAAAAAACCTTTTGAGCCATCTGATAGAATTATTTATAAACCTAAATTTGTTGGAGAAGGTAAATTAGAAAAACCCGCTAAAGGCATGGAACAATTTAGTTATATGAAAGATGGTAAGATGCAACATTGGCACGTAAATAAATTTGTTGCACAATCATTTAAAGAAAATCCTAATGGTACATTTTATATGTACAAATTAATGACACAAACTGGTGATGTATTTAGAAAACTATTTACTGAATATAATCCTGCTTTCTGGCCAATCAACTTGGGTAGAGATTTAAACAGATCAGTTAAATTATTAAAAAATGCTAGATATATTGATATAGCTGGAAAAGGTAAAAATTCATTACTTAAATATTATTTCCAAGCAATAAAACCTGCTTATAAATCTATTTTTAAAGATGGTACTGAATTGACTAGATGGATGGAAAATGAAGGTTTTTTAATATCTATGAATGAAGGTTATAGAGGTCAAGCTGGAAGTAAAGCATTATTAAAAGATAAAGACCCAGATACATATGCGCTTGAAAAATTACTAGGTGATCTAAATAAGAAAAAAGGTTTTGACAAATATTGGAGTTCAACATTTGGATATTTATTTGAAAGTCTTGGTAACTTTGCAAGAATGTTTGAAAGAACACCTAAAATTGCAGGTGCAATGTTTTTAAAAGATCAAATTAAAAGAGGTGAATTAAAAATGACTGATAAAGAAATGATGTTAAGAGTTCAATCAGAAGTAGGATCACCAAACTTTTTAAGACAAGGTAAATTAAACGCATTAACTAATAATTTATATTTATACTCTAACGCATTTAAAGAAGGTTGGAGAGCAGATATAACTAGATTTAAAGAAGCACCTGTATCAGTTGGTAGTAAATTTGTAGCATACAATGTAATTCCTAAAATATTACAAAAATCTATGGAAATAGGATTATTTGGTGTTGGTTTAGGTGCAGTTTATAAATATGGTATTTCTGATTGGGATAAAATAAATTACATTCCAATAGTATTAGGTGAAACACCAGATGGCAGACCAATATATTTAAGAATACCACAAGATGAAACATCAAGATTAATTAATGGTATTTTATACAAAGCAATGAGTATTGGTGATGATGGTAAAGTTGGTTCATTAGAAACACCTGCTGATTTATTTGGTTATGTAGGATCATCTGGATTACCATCTATGAACCCTGTATTTAGTTTGTTTGCTGATTTAATAGGATGGATGAATGGTACTACTCCATATGATGATTTTAGAGGTACAACTGCAATTGATAAAACAACTGATAAAGCAGATGATGCTAGAAAAAACAAAGAAATATTAAAATGGTTCTTTAATACTTATTCTGGTCAAGGTGTATATAAATTTAAAAGTAATGATTTAAAAGAAGTTACAAATGAATTAGAAAAAGTATTAGATATACCAGTTATAGGTAGAGTATTAGGTAGATGGGTTAAAATAGGTCAACATCCAGCTATAGGATTTATGGAAAAATCAGAAGGTGGTATTGAACAATTTGAAAAAGAAAATGCACAAATAACACTTGATTACAAAGAAGCTGTAGCAAATTTAGTTACAGGAGAACCTTTAACAGATAAACATAAATTGGCTTTAATGGTTAGAGGTGAAAGATTAAAGACAAATAAACTACTAATAGAAAGATTATCTCAACAAGCTGGCGGTACTGTATTATTACAAGAAATATTAAGTGAAAATGATAGTAAAAAACTAGCTATTAAGATAATGAAGTTGATTGAATTTATTGAAAAAACTGATAATGAGTATCCTATTAACTTTATTAAAAAGGAAAAATCTGATAAAATAGAAGAATAATATGACTATTAGTACAACGATTATAAAAAATTCTTATTCTGGTAATGCTTCCCAAACAGTATTTCCTTACACTTTTAAGATAAGTGTAGATGCTGATATACAAGTTATTTTAAGATCAGCATTAGGTACAGAAACAGTAAAAGCAATATCTACAGATTATACAGTTAGTGGTGCAGGTGATGCAAATGGTGGTAATGTTACTATGGTTGTTGCACCAGCAAGCGGTGAAACACTTGTTATTAGACGTGCTACAGTACAAACTCAAACTATTGATCTTGTTGAAAACGATCCTTTCTCTGCTGAAACAGTAGAAGGTGGATTTGATAAATCAGTTTCATTAGTACAAGAAATTCAAGAAGAAGCAGATAGAGCAATTAAACTATCAAGAACAAATACAATGGCCTCAACTGAATTTACAGTTGATGCAGTTAATAGAGCAGGTAAAATTTTAGGATTTGATAATGCTGGTGAACTTGTTGTATCACAAGAATTAGGGTCATTTAGAGGTAATTGGACAACAGGAACTACTTATGCCGCTAGAGATATTGTAAAAGATACTTCTAACAATAACATTTATTTATGTAATACAGGTCACGTAGCATCTGGATCACAACCTATTTCAAGTAACACAGATGTTGCTAAATGGGATTTATTAGTTGACGCTTATTCTGCAACTGCATCTGCTACTGCGGCCGCTTCAAGTGCTAGTGCGGCTTCTACATCAGAAACGAATGCGGCAACGTCTGCAACTACTGCAACTACTCAAGCTGGAATTTCAACTACACAAGCTGGTATATCAACTACTCAAGCTACTGCATCTGCGGCTAGTGCTACTGCGGCTCAAACTGCTCAAACTGCGGCAGAAGCGGCATTAGATAATTTTGATGACAAATTTTTAGGTGCTAAAGCATCTGACCCTACATTAGATAATGATGGTGATGCATTAACAGACGGTGCATTATATTTTAATACTACAGATGATGTTATGAAAGTTTACGACTTGACTAACACTACATGGAGGCAAATACAATTATCAACATCAGACCAAGCAAATGTAAATACAGTTGCGGCTGATTTATCTGGTTCAAACACAATAGGAACTGTTGCTGGATCAATTGCTAACGTAAACACAACAGCAACTAACATAGCAAATATAAACACAACTGCTGGAATAGATACTGAAATTACAAATGTATCTGGAATAAGTGCGGCAATATCTGCTGTTAATTCAAATTCAAGCAACATAAATGCAGTTAATGCAAACAGTACGAATATAAATTTAGTAGCGGCAAATGATACTAACGTAACAAATGTTGGAACTAATATATCTTCAATTACAACTGCGGCAAACAACCTTGCAGAGATTAATGCTTTTGCAAATATCTATCTTGGCCCAAGTGCTACAGCACCTACGCAAGACCCAGATGGTTCAGCATTAGATGTAGGTGATTTATATTTTGATACTGCATCACAAACTATGAAAGTTTACTCATCAAGTGGGTGGACTGCGGCAGGTTCAAGTGTAAATGGTACTGCTAGTAGATATACGTATTCAATATCATCATCAACTACTACTGTAACAGGTGCGGATAATTATGGTCAAACTATGGCATATGATGCTGGTTATCTTGATGTATATCTAAATGGTGTAAAACAAGTAAATGGAGTTGATGTTACTGTTACATCTGGAACTTCTATTGTTTTTGCTACTGCAATAGGTACAGTTGGAACTGATACTGTAGATGTTATTGCATATGGAACATTTAATTTAGCTAATTTTAGTGTTAATGATGCAACTGATGTATCAACTGCTGGTATTACAGATGGTCAAGTATTAACTTGGAATGCATCTGGTAGTTCATTTGTAGCAGGAAATGCTAGTAGTGCAGAAGTATATGGATTTAGTGTTAATGGTAATGGTGAGTTAATAGTAACTACTACAGGTGGCGGTGCAGACAATATAGATGAGGCTACTTATGCTTCATTTGATGATGTTTTGTTTGCGGCATCTGGCTTTACTTTTAGCATTGATAGTAATGGTAATTTAATCTCAACAATTTAATTGAAACAAAAACAAAAATAGGATAAAAGGAGAACAATATGGCAACAATTAATTTAGGTTCTATAAAATTTAACTGGAAAGGTGTTTATGCAGGTGGTACTGCTTATGCAGTAGATGACGTTGTATCGTACAATGGATCATCATATGTTTGTATTCTAGCATCAACTGGTAACTTACCAACTAACGGAACTTATTTTTCAGTAATGTCACAAGCTGGTACAGATGGTACAGACGTTGGAACAACTTTAACAACACAAGGTGATATACTTTACAGAGATGGAAGTGGATTACAAAGACTTGGTGCAGGAACAAGTGGACAAGCATTAATTACAGGGGGTACTGGTGCTAACCCATCATGGGGTTCAGCAGGTGGATTAGTTCAACTTAAAGCAGTAGAAAAATCTAACACTCAATCTTGGCAAAATACTAATGAAAATGAAATTACAGGTCTTAATGTTTCAATAACACCAAGTAGTGCCAGTAATAAAATATTAGTTGTAGGTCAATTATGGACTTCACAAGACACTAGCACAGTAACAGCTTTTAATGCATTAAAAAGAAGTATTGATGGTGGTACTTATGCTACTATTGGTAATCACTCTAGTGATGGTTCAGACAACACTAAAGCAACTGGTCATGGTGGTACATATTCTGGTAATTGGAATTTAATGAATACCTCTGTTAGCTTTCTTGACAATCCTAACACAACCAATTCTATAAATTACAAATGGTATATGAGAAGTGAAGACAGTAGTGGAGCAACTTATATTAATAGAACTGCAAGAAACAATACACAATTTCACCCAAGACTTATGTCAACAATAACACTAATGGAAATAGACGCAGGAGTATTATAATTATGAAACACGAAGCAATATATAATCTTTATTCAAATGTATATACTATTATAGAAGATAATGATGGTAATCTAGTTGCCAAAGAAGAAAATGGAAATGAAATTACTATTGATATGTCAGCAGTTAATACAAAAGCTACTGAACTTCAAACAATAGAAGATGCTAAAGTACAAGCTAAAGCAGATAATAAAGCTAGTGCTAAAGCAAAGTTAATTGCAGGAGAAGCATTAACTGAAGATGAAGCTAACACGATAGTACTATAGGTAAAATCCTATGACTAAAGCAAGAGATATAGCTACAGTTTACACTACAGCAAACACAGCTAACAACTTTGTTAAGACAGATGGTTCTAATCAATTACCTGCTTTAGATGGTTCAAATCTTACAGGTGTTGCAGAAACAAAACCTACTATCAGTTCTATCTCACCAACTACAATAGATAATTCACAAGCAACTATTACAATTACAGGTGCTAATTTTGAGAGTATTCCTCAAGTAGAATTTTTAAATCCTTCAACTGGTATTTGGTATGTTGCTAGTACAGTTACATTTAATAACTCTACATCTTTAACAGCAGTAGTTACTTTATCAGTAGATGCTCAATATAAAATTAGAATAGAAAATCCAAATGGTTTAGCTGTACAATCTGGAACAATACTTACAGTTTCAGATGCACCTACATGGAATACTGCGGCTGGTGATCTTGGTACATTTGCAGGAGATTTCTCTGGAACACTTGCAACACTTTCAGCTACATCAGATAGTGCAATAACTTATTCTGAAGTAGGAAGTAATCTTACTACAGCTAATGTTACTTTAAATACTTCAACAGGTGCTTTGACTACAACTGACTTTGGTGGTACAAGCACAACAGCAACAACATACA